GTGGTGCCGGATTAGCAGAAGATAAGATATTTCAAAATGTTTTACTTGGTTGTGCTAACTCATCAAATGCAGCAGTTAGAGCTTTAGTTTCTAAATTGACTTCAGGTAGTTCAACTGCTTGGTTATCAAGCTACGGTAACGGTAATCTTTCTTTATCTGGAAATAATGATACATTCTCTAATATAACATCAAGAGATGTAAATGGAAAATTACAAGTTAAAGTCGGAAAAGATTACAAATCTTTAGATGAATATAATGGACCAAATGGTCTTGCAGCAGGTAAAAGCTATGCTAGTGGTGTTCAAGGACAATGCTTTGAAGCGGGTCTGTCAATGTGGGAAGAAGATGGTGATGTCGCAAATCAATCTTGTGTAGATGCTCTTAAAACAGCTAATTTATGGAAAACTTCTACTGCAGAGATTGCCAAAATGAATCCAAAAAATGTATTTAATATCCTTAAATCTGCAGGATTCAAAGGTGAACAAACAAGTCATGGTGTCAGATGTCAATCTTATGATAGCTGGAGAAGTAGCTTAAATAAAAATCAAACAGATAAATTGGGTATCACTTCTACAAGCACATCACCAGTTGTCACGGGAAAATTTGACAATGCTGATTTTCTTAAAAACTTAGTAGCATTTGTAAATGCTAATCCATCAATCTTAAACAAAGGTGATATGCATTTAAAAGCAGCTGCTGACCAATATGGTGTCAGACCAGCAACTTTCAATAAAAGAGTAGATCATTCTTTTGATGACTTAAGATACAGAATTAATAGTGCATATGATACAGTTAGATTTCGAGTTCATGGTTTAACTGGTGCATTACCAATGGGTTTTAACCCATTTTCACACTCTGGTGGTGCTCCATCATTCTTATTCCCATCAAAAAGTGGAAACAAAGTTGAAAATTTACCAAGATTCTCTGCCCAATTAAGAACTATTTACAAAAGTATGGTATCTAGATTAAGAGTTAAAAATAAAACTTTAGCTGAAACTACTAAAACAAATATTGAAAAAATATTCTCAAGTTTAGAAAAACACGAACAAGAAGCAGTTGTTTTAATTACTCAATTAGAAAAATATAACTTAGTCAATGGATCCAACAGAGACCCAGCAGAAATTAGTGATGCTGCTATGACAAAAGCTGTAGATAACTTTGAAAAAACTATGGGTAAATTAAGAAAAAGATCTATTAACATTATAGATATTGAAAGTGTACTAAACACTGCAGTAAATGATGCAGAAAGTGCACAATCAAACTTTGGATCTCTATAAATTAATTAGTTTTTCTATAAATTAATAAAATTAAAATTATATAATAATTTTAATCTTACTTTATATAAATGAGTATAAAAAATTATCCTTATATTGGATTTTTTACAAATAACCCTTATGATATAAGAGGATTAGAATTTATAGAATTATATAAAAATAATAAATCAAAATTATCTGATAACGTATCAGGTGAAAAAATTTTAAAATTTAAATATTATAAATTAATTGAAGAACATTATAATTTTATTAATACAATTTTAAAGATTGATAAATATAACCCTTTTATAGAAAAGTGGCTATTTGATTTTTTTTCAAGATTTATAAAATTTGATAAATATACAATTATTAATACATTTATAGATTATGAAGATAATTACGATATTATATTAGAAATTGTAAAGACTTTAGAAGATGTCCCTGGCAATAAAGATTACATAACAAGTGCAATAAAAGAACTGATAAAAATAGAAAATATAAATCCATTAGACGAAGAAGCAATTTATGATTTAATAAAACGTTTTACAGGTGGAATTGGCAATTATATAGAATCAATATTTATAGAATTTGATAAATATTATAATATTGAAGATGAAACAACTAGTTCAATAATAGATTCATCTAATTATAAGAATAATTTTCCATCACCTAAAGAATATCCATTAGATAAAATATTTGAACATAATTCATTTGAATCAGATTATAAAAAATCATTTGAACGTGTTTTAAAAATTAATAAAAATTTAACTAAAAAGTATGAACTATTTTTTAAAATTCAAAAATATAATAATAATGATAAAAAAAAGAATATAGACTTGGAAAATAACAATTGGAAAAAAAGTTATATTAACAAAGGACATTGTATAGGAATACTTTTAAATATAAGCGATGACGAATGTAGTAAACTATTAATAGATGTTTTAAAAGAAGACGGTTATGGACTCATGTCACAGGAATTATTTGAAAATGATAATAATTTTATTATATATGAAAGAATAAACTCAATTAAAAAATTAAATTATGCAAATATGCAATTAATAATGCAATTATTAAAAAAACTACAATTTAAAATAAAAATTAAAAATATAAGTTACTTTGATAAAAATATACCACGTTATGTAAAAGTTCCTCCAAAAAATATTAAACTGAAATATTATGAAAGTTTTAATAGTTGGAAAAAACATCAAACTATTAGTGATAAATTAAATAATCAACCATATCTTAAAGAATATTTAGATACCTGTATTAACATTATTAATAGAAGGTTATCATATCTAAATTCAGAATATGATTCATATTCAGATTTAACACAAGAAATGTACCCTTTATATAAATCATTATCACCATTAGAAAATTTAAAACATCAATATAAAAAATTACAAGAACTATTTAAAGATGAAGAACCAGAATTAGACAAAGTAATTATAAACTTAAAACATAATAGTAAATATATACAGTCTCTAATTGGTCCGAATATAGATGTAATTAATTATAATTACCGTAATAATTTAGGATTGATAATGTCTCTTATAAATAATCCATCAGAACATAACTTAATTCAATTATCTTATATATTAAATACTTCATATAAATTTAATAAATCATTATTTGAAATTTAAAAAATTGAATTATTTATAATTTTTAGTTAAAATTATAAATAAAAAATAATTTGATATAATAATGATTAATATTCCAAAAGAAGTACAAGACCCTTTTTATAGATATCAACGCGAACAAATTAAAACTAGTTCGCAAAGATTAGGTATAAAAATTGATAATCTTGAAGAAGTTTCAAAAGCAATATATTTAAGTCCAAAAACAATTATGAAATATTATCAAAAGCACTATGGATGCCAGTCAAAAAATGATATCCTTTACAATAAAACTATCTCAAATAGTCAATTAGATAATACTTTAGAAGTTCTCATAAAAGACCTAATTTGTGAAAAATGTAATAATCCAGAAATTAAATTTGCAAAAAAAAAGAAAAAAATAGAAAAGTCATGCAATGCATGTGGTGATAATATAGAAATTACAAATGATGATTTAAAAAAATTACTAGTTAATGAATGTTAAACCAGCCAATCCATTTGTTATTCTTAATACATTATAATTATAATTATAAACACGTAATAATATAGGATTATCATATGTAACTAAAGACGATAATGTTAATTCTAAAACTAAATCATCTATTCTACAAAAATTACAACTGCCTTTTGGTTGGTAATTTTCTGGATCTAAAGAATATGAATATATATTTATCCCTTCTTCTATCTGATTTTTATGAAAAAGATATGATTTTATATAATTATAAAAATATTTATCATACTCAAATGACCGAATTTGACCATTTTGAAAAATTTGGGATTTCATAACTAAATTGTCCCCATTATAATTTATTTTAGATGTATAATTAAATTTTTCTTTTATAAAACCATTTTTAATTTTATGCAATTGTGCAACCCAAAATAATTCCTTACTTGGATTTACAAAACCTAACTTAATTTTTGTATGAGTGTTATAAATTGTTCTTTCTCCAGAATACTCTAATGTTGATATTAAATACTCATGATTTGATGAAGCAAAACGTTTTCTTTCTAAATTATCTAAATATATAAAATTAACTAATAAACTTGATTCATTTATTGAAATATTAGGATAAGAAAATGTATGAGCAACTTCATTTGATGAAGGAATTACATAATTATGATCTTTATGATACAGCTTATATTTACTTTTATTTTCTAAACTTGAAGATGTATAATACTGTATTGAATTATCATATTTTGTATAATATAATCTTCTAGTTTCATAATCATAATGATTAAATATTACACTTGCACGCTTACCATTTATATTTTGTGTCAAAATATCTCCTTCATTAAATAAACACACATATTCTTCAATTGTAATATAATGCGTAGGACTTGGTATTAAAATATCTTCTAATTCATTGAATTGTACATGAACTTTAATATCACTTAAATGTAGCGCAATTACAGGTATTGCTAAACCTTTATTTTTATTAAAAAAGAAATTTATTGGAATATATAAATTATAACTCTGCTTTCCATTAGTACTTTCATATAATGAAGGTACATCACCTATTAATATATCTTCTGAACTTTTATTTAATCCAGATGTTAGAGAACTCCATATATTTAACCAATCGCCATATAACTTATCAATCATTTGACCATTTATTTCTAATTCTATATAATTAATTAATGCATATCCAATTTTCTTGCACCATTTAAATTTATTGTAAGTATTTGTGAATAATTTTGGAATTTCAGGTAATTGAACATATAAATATATATCTGATATAAGATCTGCAGTTTTTGCCAAAGAACATGATACTCTCTCTCCAAAATTTGGAGTAGTACTAAATAATTGTGTAACTGGTTCTTGAGAAAAATTAGTATGACGTTTATAAACCATTTTAAAGAAAGTTATCTCTGGATCTGCAGTTAAATATAAATCTTCAAATCCAACAGATACTAATTGTATTAATCCACCAGACATTTATAATATAAAACTAAAATAATAAAATATATTTAACTTATTTTATTATTCTATAAATGCTAATCCTGCTAAACCACTCATGATTCTAAGTATATTATAACTATTTCCAAACACTAGAACTTTCATATTTGAACTATCATTTAAACTAGTATCTAAATTCATCTTCATTTCTACTTTATCTAACATTCCAAAATTAAGGCTCCCAGATGGCTGATATACAAAATTATTTAAATTAAAACTATAAATATTTACTCCATCTGAAGGAGTTGAATTATATCTTTCATATGGCATTACATAATTTGTATATGTTCCATCTAATTCTACTAATTTAACATTATTTAATAAAATTTCTGTTGATAAGATTGGATTGCCACTATTATCATCGTCTTTTAAAGAGTAATTACCTCTATTTTTATTATACAAACTAGTATTATTTGATAATACCCAATATATATCTTTTACATTATTTCTAAAATAAATATTGAATCTTGGATTTAATGAATCAATATTTTGAATACCATTAAATTGTATTTGTTCTATTAAATATTCATGTCTAGCTTCTGCAAATAACTTTCTTTCAGTTTCATCTAAATGTATGTAATTTGTAATAAGTTTCATATTTAATTCAGATCCTAATTCTACTATTGTACCAGTTTCTTTTCTAACTAAATCATCTAAACTTGCTATATTAAATTTTAAAAATATATTTACATAAGGCATTGCAACTAATGGAATATTTAAACCCTTATATCTACAAAACCAAAAATTTAATGGTAATATTAACTTTTTGCTATTTTTTACTTCAGAGTTTAACGTTGTCAAGTCTTTTGTCGCACCTATCATTTTTTCCATTAACTCCTTCTTATCATAGTCAGAATTTAGCTCATACCAAATATTATTCCAATCATTGTAAATTTTATCTACTAACAAATCATTAAAATATAAACTTATATTATTAAATATAAAATTACCTAAATTATTTACCCAACTAAATTTAGGTTTTTCATCTCTAGATATTACCGATACAATATCTGTCTTATATTTACTATATGAACTATAATTCGTATTTAATAAATTTATTTCATTAGTAAGTGATATATTTATTTCTTCATTAAATGAAGTATTTATTGTATTATTTATATAACTTTCTAAATTTACATTTTTTATAGTATAATCTCTTTCAATAAATATAGTTTCTGTATAATATAATTTATATTCACCCTTATATTTGCTAAATAAAGAAGATATATAATTATTTATGACATCTGATAATTTATAACTACTTAAATTTATTTCATTATAAAGCATATTTTTTAAATCATCACCAAAAAATACAGGTGACAATGATGCTAAATTTACAATTAAATTTTCTATACCTAACATATCTAATATATCTTCATATTTAGTAGTATCATAAACTGATGTAATATTTAATGTTGGTGTTGTATTACTAACTAATAAATTTTTTAAATCTATCATTATATTACTTATTTTTTCTAAAGATGCTGTAAATTTTGTTTGATTTGTTATATCAACTGGTTTACTAATTAGGACTTCATCATTAGCTAAATCAAAGTAATATCCGTCATATAATCTTGATTTTCTTCTTAAAAATAACTTATGTTCATCTATATATTCAAGACTAGAAGGAATATCTTTAAATACATGAATCTTTCTACTTTCTGAATATTTTACTCCTTTACCAGTTA